CTATATCAAAGAATATTACACCGCAGCCAGCGACGGACTCTTCACTTTGGCCACACCTGTGTTGGCTGGGCTTGGTACTCCTACTAAGCAGTTTAGCAGTTGTGTTCTTATTAGATCAGACGATGACCTGGATAGTATATTTGCCAGCGGTGAGATGATGGCCAAGTATGCCAGCAAACGTGCTGGTATTGGCTTGGAGATTGGCCGCTTACGTCCCTTAGGTTCACCTATTCGCGGTGGCGAAATCATGCACACAGGAATGATTCCATTCTTGAAGAAATGGTTTGGCGATTTACGTAGTTGCAGTCAGGGCGGTATCCGCAATGCAAGTGCCACTGTGTTCTATCCCATATGGCATCTGCAGTTTGATGACCTCATTGTGCTTAAAAACAATCAAGGCACAGAAGAAACTCGTGTGCGACACATGGACTATGGTGTTGTGCTGAGTGCATTCTTTTGGAGACGATTCAAGAACAAAGAAAACATCACATTTTTTGACCCTAATCAAGTACCTGATCTGTACGAAGCCTTTTATAGCAATACAGAATTGTTTGAGGAACTGTATGTCAAGTACGAAAATCAGGGCGGACTTCGAAAGAAAGTAATGTCTGCAGAAGAAGTGTTCAAGTCGGGCATTCTCAAAGAACGCACTGACACTGGACGCATTTATCTTGTGTTTATTGACAATGTGATGAACCAAGGCCCATTCAATCCTGAATACCATACCATTTACCAGAGTAATCTTTGCTGTGAAATTCTTCTTCCTACTAAACCCTTTAAACGTTTGGATGACCGTGATGGTCGTATCGCTCTTTGCACACTGGGCTCAATCAACTGGGGTGCGTTCCGTAATCCAGAAGACATGCGTCGTGCTTGTCGTATACTTCAGCGTAGCCTGTGCAACATTCTTGATTATCAAGACTTTCTCTCCATCCAGTCTCAACTCTCCAACGACGAGATCCAGCCCTTGGGTATCGGAATCACCAACCTGGCATACTGGCACGCCAAGCGCAGCCTCCGGTACGGAGAACGAGACGCATTGGCTGAAGTCAAGACGTGGATGGAACATCAAGCCTACTACCTGACTGAAGCCACGGTAGAACTGGCCCGAGAACGTGGTCCATGCTTGGATAGTGCAAAGACACGTTATGGACAAGGCATTTTCCCTTGGGAACTACGTGCCAAGGGCGTGAATGAACTGACAGACTTCACACCTGATCCTGGACTGGATTGGAATACCCTGCGCGGCAACATGCGAGCATACGGTGTTCGCAACGCCACTTTGATGGCAGTGGCACCTGTAGAGTCTAGCTCGGTTGTGATCAACTCAACCAATGGCATTGAAATGCCCATGAGCCTGATCTCAGTTAAAGAATCTAAAGCAGGCAGTTTGACACAAGTAGTACCCGAATACCACAGACTCAAGAACAAGTATCAAATGATGTGGGCACAAAAAGATTGTGTGGGTTATTTGAAAACAGCCGCAGTATTGGCAGCATATATTGATCAGTCAATATCAACCAACACATTCTACAATCCTGCACACTTTGCAGATCGCAAAGTACCTACCACATTGATTGCTCGAAATCTCATGCAAGCACATCACTGGGGTATCAAGACATTCTACTACAGTCTGATCAACAAGCAAGGTGCCAAAGCCGCCAAAGAAGATGCGCCTTTGGAAGTGATTGACTTTGACGATGTAGAAGACTGCGAATCTTGTAAACTATAATCATGGACTTTCTAGATCGCGTTGATTTTGACAATCACGATGGGGTATATCTCTCCATGCTAAATGACGTCTCGCGAAATCACTTCTATGATCAAATATTGACTGAAGTGCGAGATCAGCATTGTGTGGAGATTGGATTTGGCACAGGCCTGTTGAGCATGCTGGCCTTGAAACATGGTGCTCGTAGCATTGTGGCCTACGAGTCAGATCCTGATCGTTATCGGTTGGGCTGTGAAGTAATCAAGGTACTCAAACTGCAAGACCGCATCACACTAATCAATCAACGCTATGATCATGCCTGTGAGCATGACCAAACCGTGGTGTTCACTGAAACTGTAGATGACAACATCTGGGGCGAAGGACTTTACAACAGCTTGCCCAGACAGCCGGGCAAGAAATTTTTGCCCGGGCAGTATTTCTTAGAAATATATGCTGTGCCGGTATCCACGGACATTGCCAGCAGTTTGATTCAAGCACATGAACAACATCAGTTCTCTCCAGGCGTGGACGTTGATCCTCGCTTTGTGGCATACATCGACTCGTTGTTGTCAAAGAGATACAAAAAACCCATCAAGTCAAAAGTGGGATTGCCTGTGGGTGCGACAGAACTAACACCTATACCAACCTATGTAGACTGGGCTACCAACAACACCTATGCTGGTCGATATGTAATTGATGCCAATGCACAGTTTGTGAATGAGTCTGTTCGCCGACTGCGAGTTGACACAGACAAGCAGCCAGTGTTGATTGTGCCCAGAGCAGGCATGCAACACGGCGGTAATAGACTTTATTTGGACACAGGACATTGGAAACTGCCGGCAAACCCTGCGGTGATCAATGCACCCAACAGCCAGGTAATGGTGGAACATGATCTCCACACAGGAAAAATAACATATAAAATAAAGGAACTAACATGAGCCAAGCACAATACAACCTAGCCACCAAAACAGACTACTTGCATCGCAAGATGTTTTTGGATCCTGCTGGCCCTGTCACAATTCAACGCTTTGAAGAAGTCAAGTACAACAAACTTGTGAAGTTTGAACAAGAAGCACGTGGCTTCTTTTGGATTCCAGAAGAAGTGTCCTTGACCAAAGATGCCAACGACTTCAAAGAAGCCTCAGACACTGTAAAGCATATCTTTACATCAAATCTACTGCGTCAGACAGCATTGGATTCATTGCAAGGTCGTGGACCAGCACAGGTGTTTACTCCTGTTGTGAGCATACCAGAGCTGGAAGCCCTGATGTACAACTGGAGTTTCTTTGAAACCAACATTCACAGTAGAAGTTACAGCCACATCATTCGCAACATCTACAACGTGCCCAAGGATGTGTTCAACACAATCCATGACACACAAGAGATTGTGGACATGGCTTCGAGTGTTGGCAACTACTACGACGAACTACACAGAATAAATTGCCATAAAGAATTAAGTAGTGAAATGACAGGTATGGTTCTCGAACAAGAACATATCAAAGCCATTTGGTTGGCACTCAACGCCAGTTATGCACTGGAAGCATTCCGCTTCATGGTGAGTTTTGCCACAAGCCTGGCCATGGTGGAAAATCGTATTTTCATTGGCAACGGCAATATTATCAGTTTGATCTTGCAAGACGAAATCCTGCACAAGGATTGGACTGCTTGGATCATTAATCAAGTTGTGAAAGAGGATCCACGCTTTGCTGTGGCCAAGGCCGAGTGTGAAGCTGAAGTGTATCAGTTGTACTTGGATGTGATACGTGAAGAAAAGGCCTGGGCCGACTACTTGTTCCAGAAAGGTCCTGTGATTGGACTCAATGCCAACATTCTCAAAGACTTTGTGGACTACACAGCAGTGGGCGCACTCAAAGAAATTGGCGTCAAGTATCTGGAACCAGCACCGCGTAGCACACCTATTCCTTGGTTCATGAAGCATGTGGACACCAGCAAGAAACAAACTGCACTGCAAGAGAACGAATCAACTAACTATGTTATCGGCGTGATGTCTGACCAGTTAGACTACGACGAATTACCAAATTTATAAAAGGAAAATATGTATAAACCTAATCCTGCAATACGAGAGTCGGAAGACTTTCAAAACATTCGCAATGTAATGAGCAAGTTTGAACGCATTGAAGAAAAGAATCGCTGTCTGCGAGTGCAATTTTTAGACTGGTTGTCAGCAAAAATGCACACCTGGGCAGATGGTGTCAAAGCCATGTCGGATCGTATTGATTCACCGTGTATTATTAAACTAGACTCCAAAGGAAAAACAAAATGAAAGCAATAGTATGGTCAAAAGACCAATGCACCTTCTGCGAACAGGCCAAAGGCTTGTTGGAAATGAAAGGCATCGAATATGAAGTACGCAACATCAGTCAAGATTGGACACGTGAACAATTATTAGAAGCAGTGCCAACTGCCAGATCAGTGCCACAAATCTTCTTGGACGAAGAGTATGTGGGCGGATTCACGGAACTGCGCCAAAGGTTGATGTAATGCCACAATTCACATCTGACTGGTTTAGCAATGCACTGGTCAACTTTGATTACATTACCAACTACTTACAAAAACAAAAAACAGTTGATAGCATATTAGAAATAGGCAGCCACGAAGGTCGCAGTACCTGCTGGATGCTGGAAAACATGCTGGCAGACACAGGCACCATTACTTGTATAGATCCATTTGCTGACCGTCCAGTCACAGCATTCAGTTATGATTCAATACCTGAAGATCGCGGCATTGAACAACTGTTCCGTGCCAACACCGCAGAAGTTAAAAAACCTGGGCAAACACTAGAAGTAATACCCAACATGAGTTTCCCTGCATTGGCACAGCTGATTGTGGATCAACGTCAATATGACTTTGTCTATGTGGATGGCAGTCACAATGCAGATGACGCCTTGGCAGATGCTGTGATGTGCTTTGGACTGCTGCGGCCAGGCGGCGTAATGTTGTTTGACGATTACTTGTGGGAGGATGATCAGCACTACTTGGGTCGTTGCAAGCAAAGCATTGATGCCTTTGTGAACATGTTTTATCACAGGCTCAAGTTAGGCCTGGTAAATTATCAGTTGGCAATAGTTAAAAAGGAACTAGAATGAGCGTCGAAATAGGAAAAACATACACCATGCGCATGGGCTATGGTGAAGAAATTGTGGCAAAAATCACAGGATTCAACAGCAGTACTTACACACTGAGCAAGCCAGTAGCAGTGGTGCCCGGACAGCAAGGTATACAGTTGATGAACAGTTTGTTCACCGCAGATCCTGAGGCAGAAGTCACGGTAAATATATCTAGCGTGGCTATGATTGCCCCTGTGCGTGAAGACGTGGGGGACAGTTATTTGGAAGCCACAACAGGCATCAAGCCTGTGCGCAGTAAAATCTTAATGGGATAACAGTTGAAAAAACAAAAACTGTCACAGCCAGTGCAACAGCAAAAAAACGCTGTGTACATCTGCGGTGACAGTTTTAGTTATGTAAGTCCTGAAACGGACATGCAAATACATTGGTCATCTAAGTTAAAACATCAATTGACTCAAATTCTTCCTGGAGTGCAAGTTTATAATCTTTCTATTCCTTCATGCACTAATTTTACAATTTCTTTGCAGATTGAAAAAGCATTATCAGACTCTGCTACTTTTTTTATCATAGTAAATGGTACAGAAATATTCAAAACGTTACTGCCTACTCGAGGGTATCGTAGAGTCAGCAAGCATTTTTGGAAATACAAAGGTGTGATTGATGAAAGTTATCATGCCATGCTACACGAGCCATTTCTGCATGATACCATGGTCAATGGGATGTTCCTTGGAAGTGAATTGTTAGATCAAGTGGGACGTCCATATCTACCCGAGTATTTTGCAGAAAAACGATTGTATGAAACTATAGGACCAGTGTCTTTGTATTTTGAAAAAAAATCTAGACAAGACAAAGATTTTCAATACGGTTCACGATTCTCTGACGAAATATATGAATACTCAAAACAATTTTTTGAATTAGAATTTGATATCAACATACATTGGAATCGAGATTTTTCATTGCTCGAAGGTAAGTTTTACAAAATAATGGCCAAAGGTGTTGGATTGGTTTTTAGTCTAGGCGGGCTAACAGAAGAAAAAATTCTACGCTTAAACAAAGACTGCAAAAAAATGATATCAGCAGAACTAGAGCCTTACCAAACAAACATAAACTTTTGGTATCTACCAAGGTCTGATTTTATGAGCGAACCCACATATCACATACATGATGATAAAATTCACAACATGATTGCCACAGAGTATTTTAACAGAATTCAATCTCATTTGAACAAGGAACAACATGCCAGCAGTACAACGACAGGGTGATCCAAACGGTTCGGGCGGAGTGAACACTTCAGGTGTGGCTTCTGTGCGTGTAAACGGTCGGCCTATTGTGGTGCCTGGCATTGGGGTTACACCACATCCTTGCTGTGGACAGTCCGGTTGCGGCATACATTGTTCAGCAGTGACCGCAGGTGGATCTGGATCAGTACGTGCCGGCGGCCGTCCTGTGATACGTGATGGAGACACAGATACTTGTGGGCATAGTCGCGTGGCAGGATCTAGTACAGTGAGAGCAGGATAATGGCAGAGTCAACAGCAACACCCTTACAACTTACAGCAGGTGTGGGATTTTATTCAGGCAATGCCATTACCGCCAACACACAATTGGCCAACAATATTGCCACTTATAACTCTCTTGCACCCATAGCCAATTTAATTTATACCATTGGCCAAGCCACAAGCAATGTTGGACTTGCTATCAGCGCAGGCACAATAGCCAATTTAAAAGCCATTGGTGCCAATGTATCAGGCAATTATTGTCCTGCATTGGGAGACAGTGTACCCAGCAATGTGTCTTGGACTGTGGGCAACGCTGGTTATGCTACTACTATTACCACAGCGGCCAGCACTTATTTGGGTTCAGGTGATTTTGGTAAATTTGCACAGGCATTTGGAGCCGCTCAAGGTTATATTTCATTGACCAATAATATCATCAACAGTGCAGTCAACGTCAATAGTGATGATTATCTTGGACCCACATTTACCAACATGGACAATTTAATCTCTGGAGATATTGCCAGAGTCAACTTGGCGTTTCCAGCATTTGGCGCAGATCTTGCTAACATTGGATGTGCGATCAAGTTCACTAGATTGCAACTTGTTGGTACTCCTGCTGGATTGTTGCAAAACTTAGCAGAATGTGGCAACATGTTGAATGGGTCAACCCCTTGTGTGACTGCCGCATTAAAATTAGAAGGATTAACCAACCAGGATATTTCTGATCTTGTGAACAACAATGTGCAGAGCCTGTACAATCAAAATGGTCTTACACAAAATCAATTTGATACATTGCAAAAACGTGCATATCCTGCACTGACTAAAATTACTCGCACTACTAAAATTACTGGCAGTCTCGGCGCGGTAGTAAGCAGATTACAAGATGACCAGATATCTGCAGGGCAAGGTAATTGTTTGCAAGATGTGTTGGACATACTGGATTGTACCACACCAGGCATTGAAACCATGGCCGACTTGTTGAATCCTGTAAAATTGTTCCCCACAAGTTTCAGCAGTTTAACACTACCTACACCTAGTGGCCCAGTATTGATGTATGATGAAACTGGCGCAGTAAATTCCAACATAACAAATATTTTAAATTCAGGTTCTGTGAGCCCTACTGGTTGTGATGAATTGGCTAAAATTATCCCGCCGGCCAACGCTGCCGCTGCTCGTGCATTACAAATTGCATTCCAACAGGTCAAAGGCATCACAGGGGTGACCACACAACAATTAGCGGCAATACTACAATGACCACACTGGCACAAACAGCAGCCGAGACGGCAGCATATTCACAAAAACTAGGTACACTCAAGGGCCTGCCTCTGGTGGCCAACACTACGACTCCTGTGCCTGCCGCAGTGGCCACGTATTACCAATCTAATTTGGCCAAAGGTTCAGGACCCAATGGCACATACTTGACCACAGACTTTTTTGGATCAGCAGCCGGCATTCCTTACAATACTGATCTTGCCACAGTCAATTCAACCATCACAGCACAACTTGCCGCTGGCACACTGACCACACTCAACACCATTTATTCTCAAATGAAAAATGTTGTGTCTGGAACATA